CGCCTAGCCATGCACAAAGTCTATGGGTATAGGTTAATCGTGAATGATGGCTGGGCCTCCGATACCGCCACACACGGCGTTCAGCCTTACGGTCAGAACCGACCCAGCAGATTGAATTTAACCGTGGTCTTCGGCGGTTTGAATTTCTTCGTCTAGAGCGTCGCCAGCTTCGTCAAACCCTTCGTCGTAGAGCCACTGTTGAACAGCGGTAAGCATGGCGGCGGCGGCGAGGCTGAATTCGTAATCGCCGTCGGAATCAACGGCGGAGTCAAAGGCGCCTTGAAGATCGTGCCAGAGGTGCTTGGCCATTGATGTAATGCGGCGGCCCAACGTTAGCGGCGATCACCTCAACTACAAATTGTCCTGTGCCCAAGCCAGTAGTTCGGATCGAATCCAAAGGCCATGTGGCCATCCTTTTTCGTCTTGAGTTAGGTGCGGGGCGTATTCAGGAAGTTCGGTGTCACGGATAGTTTCAAGCCATCCGCCACGGTGATGAAGCGCCAAACGAACAGCGCCAACAGTGCGGAATTTCATACGTGTGCGTGGTGTGGGGTCGCCCCCGTATGAGGAGTATACCCTACCTAGCACGACTTGTCAAGGCGAGCGGAAAATAGGCGGCGAGGCATACCCAAAAGCTGCCGCCCAGCGCAACAGTATCAGTACAGCCTGATGCCGGTCCCACGGCCAGCCCCGGCCTGTAGCGGGTTGAACTCACGCCAGACCACATACCCCAAGGCGTCAACCATGTGATCGTGCCCAGCTTCCTTGTCCGGCTCGCCTTTCTCGGTCCAGCTCTGCAGCTCAAGGCACTCGATCAACCTCGGGCAGCCCTGGCTCACGGTCAGCCTGACTTCGCCCTTGCCGTTTTCCAACAAAGCCTGAACAGCAGCCACCCGATCACGCACGGCAGGGTTAGACCGCCCAGATTGATTGCTGAAACCGTACTGCTCAAGGATTTGAATATCGGTGCGTGATGCGTTGGTTGAGCGGTTACCACCCGAGGCATCGGGATAAACGTAAACGCGGTGTTGTGGATACCGGCGTTTGATTTCTTGCGCCAGAGCATCAGTGTCATGTGCGCCGGTGATTTCATCAACAATCGTCAGTCTGTTGCCGCTACGCACACCAATCACGGCAGACATATTGCCAACGTTGAAATCAACCCCGATACGCAATGGTTCGTTACTGAAATCAGCGACAGATGCAACGACGTGTTTACTGCGATCAAAACGGTCGTACACCTGGCCGGTGTTGAGATTCACCCATTGCCCTTCCAAATACGACTTGATTAGTTGCGGGGGATAGTTGGCCATCAGGCTGTCAACAAACCCGTCAGGCAAGAACGGGTTATCCATGGTGCGAGCACGGATCAACGCAGTGTCTGCCCCAGCGTTGCGGTCAAATGTATCGAATGCCCAGCCGTAGCCCTCAGGCGTGGTGGCGGCATAGAACTGCTGGACATTGCCAGCACGAAGACGGGCCAGGGCCATGCGTGTGGCCTGTTCTGCTATGCGCTTGTTGGCGGTGTCCGCTTCGTCAAAACCGATAGCGCAAAGGTTCTGGCCGCGAATGCGATTCCACGTTTCCATTGTCCGCAGCAGGATCGTGTGACTGCCCTCAGCAAAGTGCAGTGTGTACTCCGGCAACGGGCTGACGCGGAAGTCAAACGGTATTTGCCACTCTTCTAATAGGTCATCCATCGTGCGCTGCAGGATGTCCCGCAACATCGGTGCGACCGGTTCAAACAAGGCGCTGACGTACCCAATGTTCAGGGCAGCCATGTGAACAGCCTTGGCAACGAGGCCATGGGTTTTGCCAGCACCGAACCCGCAGACCAAGGCAAGTTTGCGGTGCTCAGTGTCTTCTAAAAACTTCTGCTGATGCGGCAGGAGATCTGTTTTGACACGGGCAATGGCCTGCGCTGCCGTTGGCAAGTTTTCAGCAAAGCCGGGAATGGCGAGGATGCTGCGCTGCTCAACAGCGGCTAGAACGCTCACGCAATCAGCTTGGCCAATTTGGCCATCGTATTGATGCAACCAAGGGCAATGTGTAGCTGCCCAGCCTTGCGGGCTTCCATGTGGAGCGTGCTGGTTTGGCTTAGCAAATCTGCCAGCATTTGCGTGGTGTCATGCGCCCAATCTTCCCTTATTTGTTGACGGGCAAGGTTGATGTATTTATCAACGCTGCGCTCCGAAACCCCCCACGTCTCTGCCGCATAACGAACGCAATCGGAGCGTTTACCACCGCTTGCAATGATGCGAGCAAGGCGACTAGCGCGGTATTGAGTTTCGGCCCTGGTACTACCTTTGGCAGGCATCAGATGTCATCCTCAGCGTCGCTGAAGTGGGTTTCGGAGGGGATACAGACGGCTGTGTTGCCGGTGAAGTCTTCCCAGCGTTTGACGATCACATCGCAGTAAGCGGGGGAAAGTTCCATCAGGCGTGCGTGGCGATGTTGGCGCTCGCAGGCGATGAGCGTGGAACCTGAGCCACCAAAAAAATCGAGGATGATGTGCCCTGTCTTGGTGGTTGTGTCTAAGGCTTGTTCGGCAAGGGCGACCGGCTTCTGGGTGGGGTGAACATATTCAGTAGCGCGGTCTTTGCCGATGTCCCAGACGGATCCAATTCGCTTCCCCGTGAGTTCGGCGCCACGGTTAAAGACAAGAGCGATTTCGTGATCTGTCGAGTATGTCTTCTTCAGGTCACCAATGCCACCGCCGCCTTTGTCCCAGACGATCATATTTGTAAGGGGAGCGAAGTCTTTGGTAACTGCGAGCCATTGATCTAGAACCTTCCAGGTTGTCCAGACAAAGCAGAAGCCTGAGGAGAAGGCGGTAGCCAATGGCAACCAGTCGCTGATGATTTTGTCATCGTTTTCTAGGACAGCGAACTTAGCTGATTTCGTTCGCATATTGGACTGATAGGACATTCCATAAGGCGGGTCGGTGAATACCATGTCCGCCTTTTTGCCATCCATGAGCCGTTCGACGTGTTGGATGTTGGTGCTGTCGCCGCAGAGCAGGCGGTGATTACCGAGGATCCAGAGGTCACCGGGCTTTGTGATTGGATCTTCTGGTGCCTCAGGCACCTCATCGGGATCGGTCTTGCCTTCTACGGGGTCTAACTGCTCAACCTGCTCAAGGAGGGCCTCAACGTCGCCGTCGTCAAACCAGGGGCTGATGTCGTGCTCCTTACTGAGCTGCTGCAGCATTTCCGCATCCCACTCTGCTAGGTCGGCGGTGCGGTTGTCAGCGAGGGCTAGACCAACCTTTTGATCCTCGGTCAGGCCGGTACGGCGGACGGCAATGATTTCGTCGGGGCTGGCGTCAACGATGCGGAGCCCTTCGATGCCGAGGTTGAGTGCGGCTTCAACGGTGCCATTGCCGGCGAGGATGCGGTCGTCTTCGTCAATGACGATGGAGCGTGCGGGACCGTAACGCTGCAGGGATTCCTTGAGGAGGGACGCGGAGGTTTCAGTGCGCTTGCGAGCGTTTTTGTGATCTTGTTTTAGGTCCGACAGCGTAGCCATCGTTAATTGAGGTATTGCGCGAAGAATACTGCGATACGCAAAGTTTAGCCGCAGAGCTGTCGCAGGTTGGGACAAGCGGGACGGTATCGAGCCTGTGGAAAACTCACCTTTAGAAATCCTGAAATGTGCCGTAGCGCACCTGTCGGGCCGATTTTTTATGGCTAATCTCTTCCCGTTGTTTCCCGGGAATTCCCGGACGAACCCGTAAACCTCCGATGCGCCTTGAACTGCAAATTCCCGATGATTTAGCCGAAGACTTGGCCCGCTTCAAGCCGAGAACCCTGTCCCTGCCTATGTTTTGCGCCTATTTACTGGAGATAGGTATTGACAGGGACGCTAAGCTACCCGCGTACCGTGTCGGTGCGGGGACACCACCTCTAGGTAACTCCACACCGAAGCAGGTTCAGGATTTAACGCCTCAGCAACCTTCCAGCGAAGGGAAGGCTGTTTCGGCTGTTGGGTTTGATGGCTGTTTAGATCTTCCGCTCTTGCCCAAAGAATGCGACACAAAAAAAGAAATAGGCTGTAAAAAGCCAAAAAAATCGGCAAAGGTTGAGTACAGCGAGGCGTTTACCTGCCTGTGGAAAACTTATCAGTCAGCACCTGAGCGAGTCTCAGCACAGTCCAAACCAAAGGCATTTGACGAATGGAAAAAGGTCGTCAAGGAGGAAGGCGAAGAGCGCCTGTTGGGTGCCGTCAATAACGCCATAGCCGAACAGAAACGGCGCAAGGCCGCCGGCGACTTTGTAGGTAGCCTTCCTGACCTGTTTCGCTGGCTTCGTGACGGCAAGTACGAGGTGTACTTGGAAGAGCACAAGGCACAGCGCAGCGGGCGGTACTGGGATGAGGAAAACCGCTGCTGGCGGGAAGACTGATCTGCTCTTGTTAATCCAATCTGAGACTCACCATGAAACTATTCGCGCCTGAAAGCAAAGGCATGTACGTCTGGCAGGTCGCTGATCCGAAGACGCGTGCCGTGTCGTATTTCACCACCAGCAGCCGCCAGGCACCCAACGACGCCTGTTACGGGCACCCGATGGGTAAGTACGACGATCAGGGCATGTACTGCACGTTCTGCCCGAATGTCGGCGCTGATGACCCCAAGAGCCCGCTAGCCGCTCGGTACGTGGTTCATCCGATGGCCGCTGTCGAACGCGACAAGAGCGAGCGCGAGCGCCTGTGGAGGGAGATCTAGTGAAACGAGCCTTTGACCTTGCCGAGGTGATTGCGTTGCTGCGCCGTGGCATTGCCGCAGGTTATTGGACGCTGGAAGACCTAGACGTGCCATCACAGGGCTGGGTCATCACAATGGAAGACGCCAAGCGCATTCCCGGTTTCACACCACCGATCCACCGCAATCCCCTCAGAGATGAGCCCACAACAGCAGAACGCGTTGAAGTCGTCAGCCCCAGAGACTTCGCGGTGGTTGAAGCCACTCCCAATCCTGTTCAACGAGGAAGCACACCGCTACTACCACGAGCCGACGGGGCAGTGGCTGAATCACTCAGTGACGCAGGTATGCAAGGGCACGAAGGATCCGTGGGCGATGCGGCGGATCATGGAGACGAAGCACATCTGGGAGCCTCGTGGGAAGGCAGTACACAAGGCGTTGGAGGATTTTCTGACGACTGGTGACGCTGGCGAATGGCCTGCTGAATATGCGGAATGGATCGAGCCGTTACTGGGCCATTCCGTTTGGCAGACCTATGAGGCCATCGCGTGTGAATACCGGTTGTGCGATGTAGAGCGCAGCATTGCCGGCAGTTTTGATTGCCTGTTGCGCCGTAAGGATGATCACACTCAGTTGGTGCTGGTGGACCTGAAAACGCAGGGCAAGCCTGATGCCAGCCCGTATGACGTGAGCACGCAGCTCGGCGGCTACCTGGGGATGATGAGTCTGCACTGGCCGAAGCTGTACATCCAGAAGGCTGGTGTGCTGTGGTCTCGGCCTGGCAGTACAACGCTGCAGAAGGTTGACGTAGATGAGGCGGTGATTGAGTGGCAGGGCGCTAGGGATGCATTTCTGATGTTGAACGCGCCGGAGTTCTAGGGGTTGCAGGGCCCTGCACTTAGGGGTATACTCCATTTGCAGAGATGCCCCACGCATGAAGAACCCCGAATCCCTGCTCGGCGTTATCGCCAGCACCAAGATCGAGATCGCCCGCCATCAGGAAATCCTTGATCGCCTTATGGAGGATTTGGCCCTGATGTACACCACAGGCGACCTAGACGATCTCAAGGATGACGACGGCAACCTCAGTGCTCACGGAATCAAAGTATCCCGCTGCACCCGCACGAGTTGGCAGTACAGCAATGCCGTCAAAGAACTGCAGCAGCTAGAGCAGTTTGAGGGCGTCGCCACAAAGCGCGAAACAGAATACTGGAGAGTGACGCTGCCAAAGGCAGAGTTCTGATGGCTGGCTCTCCCATAGACGATCAGATCGAGGCCATCCTGGCCAAATACGACCTATGGGATCCAGAGCAGTACACCAACGCCGTGGCCGAACTTGTGAGCTACCTACTGACCGTTGACCCCAAGGAAGAGGCACGCAGTTTGTACTACAAGTCCGCACGCGAAAAGATTCACCTAGAAAACTGCCTCATTCGATCCAATGACTAATCCGTGCAACCTGTACAACTTGACGTGGCAAACGCGGTTTTTGTTCTGGCTGCTCTCCAAGCGTCCTGACGTTGCTGCCATTAACTTGACGACGCCAGTTGATCACCTAGCGCGTTGCCTCAGCCATACGAAATGAAGTTTGCCGTTCAAGGCATTGAACCCGCACCGCAAGGCAGCAAACGACACGTTGGCAACGGGCGAATGGTTGAGGCATCAGCAAAGGTCAAGCCATGGCGTTTTGCTGTCAGCCAGGCAGCCCTAGCAACCGGCGAGGCCATCACCGACGGGCAGGTGTCAGTGCAAATCACTTTCCTGTTCAATCGACCCAAGGCGCATTACAACAGCAAGGGCGAGCTGAAACCAAAGGCTCCGTTCTACAAAAGCACCAAGCCCGATTTGGACAAGCTGTGCAGGTCAACGCTTGATGGCATCACAGGCGTCTTGATCAAAGATGATTCACAGGTTGTCAACTTGATCTGCAATAAGGTTTACGCCAACGAGGGCGAACTACCAGGCGCACTGATTACCATCAACCCACTGTGAAAGGATCAAAGAATCGACGGGAATGCGTCGTTTGTCAGTCAGTCTTTGTTATTCCTGTCCTTAAGGGCAATCACAAAAGTCAACGGCTGACTTGCAATGCGCTTTGCCATCGCCGCTATGTAGCCAGAAATTCAAGGCGCTGGGTCAAAGGTGAACTTGACATTATTGAACAGCTCAGCACTTCAATGCCACCGAAACGGCTGTACATGACGTATTGCCGAATGGCGGCTGAGCGTGGATTTCCAAAGCGATCAGAGGCCGCATTTCGTTGCAAGCTGCGGTTGCTCGGTATTCCTTTGATGCCGGAACTTGACTGGTACAAGCTGAACCAGTTGGCTGAGATGTTTGATACGACTCGGCATCTCGTTTACAAGTTGGTGAAAAAGGGCTTGAGGGCTGAACGCGAATCGGATCATTCAAATCAGCCTTGGTTTGTAAGCCGTGCAGAGCTGAGGCGTTTCGCCCGCAAGCGCCCTGAACTGTTCAGACACTTCAATCCAGATGGCCTGTTTGTCGCGCTTGAGGATCGAAAGCTCGTGGAGCTGATCATGGCGCAACCCAAGGTGCACCTACCCAATCGCTACAACCCCACAACGGTCAGGTGTGTAGAGACTGGAAATATCTACAAGAGTTACAGGGCGGCGGCTAGGGAGGTGTTTGTTGATCCGTCGGCTATTTACGCATCGGCTAAGCACGGCCACAGGGCGGGCGGTTACCACTGGGTTGTCGTATCTCAAATTTGAGGGTATACTCCAGATGGGTCCGAAGCCCCGCCCTCACCGATCACCACACATCACCGCACGCTTATGACTGATTACCCCAATCTCGGGGATGTGATCACTCAGGCTGATGTATCGACCAAAGGCACCGGCTCCTACGCCGCTGATTACATCAACTGGTGTCGCGTTTCCCACCTACTCCACGACCATGCGCCTGGCTGGCAATTTGCGCTCAAGGCTCACGATGAAACTGGCCACGCATGGAAGGCCCCCGACGGAACCGCTTATGTGGTCGGGTTCTTTGAGCACGCCAGCGGCCACGAAACGCCGTATTTCCCTCAGGCGGTTATGGACAACCGCAACAACGCCATTGCGTTTGAAAAGGTCACAGCCCGTGATCTCACCGATGCGCACCGCCGTTG